GCATTTAGACAAGATAAGTTTTGGATGGGTGAACCCGATTTTAAAACATATAACTTTGAAGAGTTAAAAGATTGGTGCGGTTTAACTTTACCTGATGAAAAGAAAAACAAAGAGTGGTGGTGGATCTTACGTAGAAATTTTACATCAAGACAAAAAATATATTTTATTAGATTACTAAAAAGATATGGACAACAACATTTAAATGAAGAACCAAAAATAATAATTGATACAATACATAGTGTAAAAGGTGGAGAGGCAGATCATGTTGTTCTTGCAAGTAAAAATGATTATGCATCAGATTTTAGTCGTAAAAATAAAATAGACCAAAGTGGTGAGAGAAAAGTTTATTATACGGGGGCTTCTCGTGCAAAAGATACTTTACATATTTTATCAACAGACTATAAGTATCATTACCCGATTGGTAAAGATTATTTAATTTATCTAGAGGAAACACGATGACGTTTAAAGAATTAATATTACAAGCATTAGAAGATAGATATAATGCGCAAATTTCTGAAGCAGAAGCTACACTTAAAATTTACTTTGAAAAACCTGTAGGTATAGGAGAACATCCTCAACATGTTGAAGAAGTAGATAAATTAATTGAAAAAATATCTAACGCTGAAGAAAAATTAGAAACACTCAAACAATACAAAGGAGACTAATGACACATAAAAATATTTTAGATGAGGCTTTTCCTCAATACACTCAGGTAGGGGGAAATCATTACACTAAGTTTCCTATTCAACCTTATGAATTTATTTCTAAAAACAATTTATCTTTTTTTCAAGGTAATGTTGTTAAATATGTTTGTAGATACCAAAGAAAAGGAGGAGCTGAAGATATAAAAAAAATAATTCATTATTGTCAATTAGAATTATTAAAAATGAAAGACTTGCAATCTAAAAATGGCAAATAAAAGATGCCCAAAGAAAGTAATTTCTATTGAAAAACATAAATTTACTTTAGAAATTTATCCTGCAAGAGAGTGTTACGGGGGTTATGACGGGCCATACTGGGAAATTTTTCCACATGATTACGATGCTTGTTTATATGCTTTCAGTAATAAAAATAAAATAAGTAAAATAATACAAAAAAAATATTTATGAGTTTACAACTAACTATGAATTTTAAAAAACATATGTGGGCAGCCCCAAACGAATTTAAAGATTTATCAGGATATTCTGAAATAGCTATCGATTTAGAGACAAGAGATGAAGGTATCAACAAAGGTATGGGTGCAGGTTGGGCAACTAACAACGGAGAGATTATTGGTTTTGCTGTAGCTGTAGAAGGTTGGCAAGGTTACTATCCTTTTGGACACTTTGGTGGTGGAAATTTAATTCCTGAACAAGTTAAAAAATACATGAAAGATGTTTGTTCATTACCTGCAACTAAAATTTTTCACAATGCACAATACGATGTTGGTTGGTTAAAGGCTTTAGGTGTTGAAGTTAATGGAAAGATAGTTGATACAATGGTTGCAGCCGCACTTATAGATGAAAATAGATGGAGTTATTCTTTGAACGCTTTATCAGTTGATTATTTAGGAGAAGTAAAAGCTGAAGCTGATTTAAAAGAAGCGGCAGCGTCACATGGGGTTGATGCTAAAGCTGAGATGTGGAAGTTACCTGCAGAACATGTTGGACATTATGCGGAACAAGACGCACGGCTCACGCTCCTTTTGTGGCAAAGATTTAAACAAGAAATAAGAACTCAAAGTTTAGAAACCATTTGGCAACTAGAATCTGATTTACTTCCAATCTTAATTAAAATGAGAGAAACAGGTATCGATGTTAATTTAGAAAAAGCAGAACAATTAACCAAAGAATTTGTAGAACAAGAAAAACAATTACTACATAAAATAAAAAAGTTAACGGGTAAAGATATAGATATATGGGCTGCTCGACAAATTGGCGAAGCTTTCGATAAACTTGGTATAGAGTATCCAAGAACTGCAAAAACCAATGAACCATCTTTTACTCAAAATTATTTATTTAATTCACCTCACGAAATATCTAAACTTATAGTACAAGCTAGAGAGGTTAACAAGTTTCATGGGACTTTTTTAACAGGGATTACAAAATTTTCTTACAAAGGAAAAATCCATGCAGAAATAAATCAACTACGATCTGATACTGGAGGCACGGTGTCTGGTAGACTATCTATGTCAAATCCTAATTTGCAACAAATACCTGCTAGAAATAAAGAATTTGGCCCCAAGATAAGAGGTTTATTTATGCCATTAGAAGGCCATAGATGGGGTTCTTTTGACTATTCTCAGCAAGAGCCTAGGTTGGTGGTGCATTATGCATCATCTATTGGAGAGGGCTATGAGGGATCAAATGAATTAGTTGAAGCTTATTCTAATTCTAGCGCAGATTTTCATCAAACTGTAGCTGACTTAGTAGGCATTGATCGTAAGCAAGCTAAAACTATTGGACTTGGCTTGATGTATGGAATGGGAAAAAATAAACTTGCAAACTCTTTAGGTTTAGACCGAGAAGAAGGAGATAAAGTTATTGCTAAATACAATCGTAAAGTACCATTTGTAAAATTATTATCTGATCGATGTATGAAAAAAGCTGACAACGATGGTGTTATTAGAACTAAACTTGGTCGTAAATGTCGTTTCGATAAATGGGAACCAAAAGATTGGGGACTATGGACAAGTGAAACTTTTGAAAACGCTGTAGCTAAATATGGTAAAGATAATATCAAAAGATCAGGTACTTATAAAGCCTTAAACAGATTGATACAAGGTTCTGCAGCCGACCAAACTAAACTTGCAGTAGTTGAATGTTATAAAGAGGGTTTCTTACCTAAATTACAAATACATGATGAGTTATGTTTCGATATTAAATCAAAAGAAGATGAAGATAAGATAACAAAAATTATGGAAAATTGTATGGAATTAAAAGTTCCCTCCGTAGTAGATAAAGCTATTGGTGATAATTGGGGTGAAACTTCATAAGTTTATTTTAGAGCGACAGAACCCCTATACAGAAAAACTGTTTTTTAAAAAATTATCGAACCTATAAGTTAGCTACTAACTTTTGGTTTTCAGGATCGTAATCTTTATGAGCTAGTCTACAATGTTCAACGTCAGCCATGACCATTTTTTTTCTTACTGATCTTATTTGTTCTTCAATGGGTTTCATATCAACTGTAACTCTACCTTCAATAAGATATTTGTTGTTCCACTTGTTTTCTAACTCCATCTTTTTGGCTAACAATTCCTTGTTCGCTAGTGGGTTCATTTTTTATCTCCTCATAGAAAAAGAATAAATAATCAGGTCTATAAACTCCTTCTTCTTCAACCGAATAGTTACCCTTTTCCAATTCGTTAATGAAGTCTTCTTGTATCGTATCGTCACTTTGTCCTTTGAATTCTGAGACAATCAGATATCCTCCTTGACGACATTGGACACGATAAGCCTTCATGAGATAATATATACTAATCTAGGTGGGTATGTCAACTTTCTTAACGGGTTGACAATAAATTTCAATACCAATAATAAACAGGTTTTTTTCATGTAATCTTATTTCTATTTCATCGTGAAAGTTCTTTGCTCTATTAACACATTTTTTCTTATTTTCATAGTATATCTTTGGTTTATCCCAAAAATTCAAACAATTTATTTGAGTAGGCATATCAAATGGAGCAACACAAATCGCACCTATCAAAACAAAATATTCTATCATTCTGTAAGAATATCACATAAATTTTTTAATTGATATCTATTGTCATTTATAATAAAAGTTGGGACATTTAAGGAGTAATATGGACATCAATAAATGGAAATCCGTTGCAGTTAGAAAAGACGACTACGAAATTTTAAAAGCTGTATCTAAAAGTAAATTTAGAGCACCAGCATCTATGATAAGTAAGCTTGTCAACGATTACGTAGGTTTTCAAGCGAAAAAAGAAAAAATTTCAATAGAAGCTTACAAGAAAAAAATACTCAATGGTAAATAAGTATTATCTGGAAGTGTAAAAGCTTCCAGAATACTTCCTTGTTTTTTCCCATAAAATATCATAAAAAAGTTAATATCTTTACAAAAGTTATATAAATTAATTTTTGTCAAGAGACTTTAAACTATGAGCAAAAATCACTACAATGAACTTATGTCTAATAATAAGTTTGATGATTATGTAAGCGATGCTGAAGATTTGAATAACTTTTTGAAAAAAGTTTCAACCTTTAGTCGTCAAGAAATCACTGATCTCATGCACGAAATTTATCTCGATACTGAATTTCTAATGGATTCTTATGCTCCTCCGAAGCTAATAAGATACTATCATGAGCTACTATCAAGACTTGTTAAAACTTATGGGCATTAATTTTGCGACCGAGATGGTCAAGCAAGATAAGGCTAATGAAATAAAATTGTGGAGAGCTGTCATTAACAATGCTCTTGGAGATGTAACAATAAATTTATCTGATCGTAAGTCGTCTATTCATAAAATGGAAGCGCATTTTTGGATTTCTGAAAATTCAGACGATTTTCAACAAGTATGTTATTACGCTGATCTAGAACCTTCTAATGTACGAATACAATATTTAAGAGCTGTAAAAAATAATAAAATTGTTTTTACCGATAAACAAGTCAAATGGAAAAAATATAACGATAATTATAAAAAATTAAGAGATGAAAAAGATAAGGAAGAAAGAAAAAGACTTCGTAAAATAGTAGAATACACTCGTCAACTTGTTTTTAAAGCTAGTGATAAGCCTATTGGTTTAGTGTAAGAGGCAGTCTCCCGCCTCGTTACACCTGTTTAAACAACCAATAGAAAGGGAGCAGTTATGAAAACTACTACATTAAGAAATTAGCATGGGTATTGATTAAAATCAACCTATAAATTAAAAAGGGTAGAACAAGTACCCCTACTCATTCTACCCCTATCGCAAGCGTCCTCATATGAGGGCATTAGAACCATAAGTCTGTTAAACACGGCTCACGGAACTAAATCTTTTTCATTATCTCTTTCTTCACGCCACATTGTATCTAACAATGCCTGTGGGCTAGAAAAAGCTATTCTTGTATGAATCTTTTTAATTTCTTCTTTGTCTTTGATTAGGAATTCTATTGTGCCTGTATCCCAATCAACTTTTACTTTACCCTTTTCTTCGTAGTCTTTGACTAATCGTTTTGTTTTTTCCATGCTCATAATAGTATCGCCAATATTAAAAAAATAGAAAAAATTAATATGTTATGCCACATTATTTTTCCTTTTTATTTTGTTGTATAATTTTAAATGCATTTTCCATAGCTGATTGTAGCATAGGAGATTGCTCAAAGCGTTTTATTTCTACGTCTACTACATTAAATAAATTTTCTAACGCTGTGAAAGTTTGAGAAGCTAAAATATTTGTTTTAGTTTCTTTTACTAAATTTACTTGTTTCTTTGTCAATATTTCTATTGTCTTATGATGTTCTTCTACGTCCTTGTCATTAACTGCCATTATCCTGCCCTTTTCTTTAGTTGAATTACATTACTCTTTTTTGGAATAATTTCCATAGGTTTACAATTTAAAACACCAAACTTTTCTAAGGTTTCGTGATCCTGAAGTCCTATAGGTTGTTCAGAATAGATAGAACAACTTCTTTCAGGGTCAATCCAATAGTTGTACTTATCATGTCTTTCTAATCTTTTACTTTTTCTGTGATGATAGAAATACGAAATTTTTTGCATATCTGTCATTTTTTGAATATCAGAAGTTAAGAAAGTATAAAAATCAAAATACTCTTTCTCTCCGTCTTGAACTGCAAATGTTATTAATGTAAACTTTTTACTCATTTTCTTGTTCCTTTTCTATTAGTTTAACTATCTTTTCTAGACTTTGCACAGGGCAATCTAAAATATATTTCTTAATTTTACTACGATAATTATTTTTTAATTCTTGGTGTCTGCGCCCTCTATTTTTTTCCTGTACGGCTCTTACTTCATCTAATGTTTGATCAACCATCATTTAATCCTTTTTTATAGATTTCTTTTTCTCTGTCGTTGTACATGGAAATATCATGCAAATACACGTCCATATAATCATCTCCCTTACCATTAATCTTTGTTGAAAAAGTGAAATTAGGATTATGTAATTCTACAAAATCTAAGTAATCTTGCATATCATCAAAATCATCACCTAACCAATCCCAACCACTAGCGTCTACTAGATTCTTCATATCTTCTAAATCCATTTTAGAGAGTGTGTTCCATTCGCCAGGTTTTAAAATTTTTAAAGTTTCTCTATTAAAACAATTAAAAAATTTATTATCTTTATAAAA